CTGATCGTTCTCGAAAGGTTTGTGTTTGAGACTCATGGTTTCATCCTCGAAAAACGGCCGGGCCTATTCCCGACACTTGAATCATATCCTCCATCGGCTCTGCGACTAGGGGTGCAACCCCCAAAGTTGAAATATTGTCAATCTTTCTGCACCGGCGCACTGAACAGCCCACCAATAAAGGCAGGCTAAGAATGGACGACGATCCAGGATGATGGACGGTCTGCATCGACTGGATCTGGGGTCCAGTAGATCATCAGTCTACTGCAGACTCTATCAATAGAGGGTACACCGGGATTCTGTGGCGGGGGGCGGTGTTCAATGACGGCGGCGGGACGCGACCAGGGGGTACCGGGGGTAACGCTCGCCGCTACATATACGATAACCCTCTCAGATTTTTTCGCCAAATTCAGCGACTACCCCGAGCATCCTCAACCACTCCCGGAACTCCTCCGGATTCTCTCTGACAATCTTTGCCAGGGACATCTCAAGAGTCCTGATGTCACTTTCAGACAACCCCAGTCCAAAGATCTCGGTGATGCACTCCAGCACCTCATGGAGAATCGTGAGTGCTTTGAGATCTTTCGGGAGTTCTTGATTAACTCTGATTTGTGGAACTGGGAGACACCAGAACTCTCCCCATGTCTCTTCAGCTGCTAGGTCTACTTCTAGGACTGGTACTTGGAGGGGTCCAATAGAGATATTCATTGGAGTATCTCCATAGGTATTATTCTTAAATATATTCTAGAAGTATTTCTTCTAGGAGTATCTCTCTAAGAGTATCTCTTCTAGAGGGGGTCTAGGATCATCTTCTTTTAGAATTACTTCTAGGTATATGTTCACCTAGATCTATTAGATCCTGAGTCTCCCCCCCAAACCCCCCCACGGACCCAACCAGGAGGATGAAAACTGGTGGTCAACGTGGGAGCAATCTGGGGGAGAAACCCAAGATCTAATAGACCTGAGCATGTTCACCTGAGTCTATTGAGTCCATCGTTCCCCAAAGAACTTTGGTTCTTCAGGAGTTGTCCCTAATGCTCTGGATACCTATCAGAACCCTAATATCCTCTGAGAGGCTCTCACAGGCCCGTAGAGGCATTTTAGGGGTTCCAGAGGGGGATCATATGCCTGAGTGGATGAAACGCTCTCAGAGGGCTTCCTCGTCGCTCTCAGGGGCCACTATGTCCACCACCTTCATGTGGTCGATCAGGGCGTCTGTGAGTTCAGTGGTGGATGCCTGATCCAGCAGGAACTTCTCCCACACCTCGATGAAGTCATTCAGCGACTGGCGGAGGAGTTGTTTATCCATGACATTGAGTTCCTTGGGGAGCCTCTGAGAACGTGGTCTTGGAACCTCTCCAGTTCTTGCGTGAGGCGGTCAGCACGGTGCTGGTGGATGGCCTCATCGACATCTCGGGACATCTGGTCTACCCAGTATTGGACAGCCATTGCGAGGACATCCAGGCGGTCATCATGAGCCAGTGAGCCCTTCTCTCTGGTCAGCCGAGTCATCTGGTAGAAGAGTTGGTACTTCAGTGCCTTCTCTGCCGGGAGATGCTTGGTTGAGTCATAGTCCTTTCGGATGACTCGCTCATCCACGATCAGTTTGTGTCTGTTACAAACAGGCTCCAAAACATCCAATATGCGGCGTTCTTTCTGGATATTGTGCCGAACTTCTTCAATCGTGACTTTGTGGATTTTGGAGAGAACAGGCTGCAACAGGGCATTGAACATGCCGTCACCGAAGTTGGATTCGATGAGAACCTTGTTGACATCCTGCTCCTTGGCGATGACCGACAGTGCCTTCAGGGTCTCCTCTGAGTACCCTCCGGGAAGTCCTCCAGCAGCAGTCACGAACAGCTGGGAGTTCAGCATCTTCACGACGGCATATGCGGTCTCATCCTGACCACGCCCCGAGGGGTCGATGGCCATGACAGATCCCTGGTACTTCAGGAGTTCCCCGTTGGTCCCCATCGGCATGTAGTACCTGTCGCCGTTGAACCCGACACACGGGAGGTCTTTGTAGGCATACTCAGGAGACCCAGCCCACACCACCTTCTCAGGAGCGTTCTCGGCATCCAGACGCATCACGATGAGATCTGAGAGCTTCAGGGGATACCTGTCAGCATCACTCAGGGAGGTGTCCAGCATGAACTGGAGGGCGAACCCAGATCTCCCGTAAGAGGCTTCTCGTTCCATGAGGTCGAAGGTATTGAACCTCTTTGGATCAGTGGGCTCGCCTTCTTCCAGATCCATTGCGATAATCTTGGGAGCCAGTCTGGTTCCATACCCGACCACCTGCTTCTCAGTAGGTTTCCGGGCTGGCCAGATCTTCACGTCATAACCACGGTCAGGGAGCTCGTTGTACAGGCTCTGCTCTGACTGGGGAGTTCCCAGATAGATGACATGACCATCAGGCTTCAGGACTGCATCGAACTCCTGCACGGCAGATCCGAGTTTGTCCCGCATCATCTGGGTAGCGGAGTTGTTCAGGGACTCCACATCGTCAGCAATGATCAGGTCTGCACGAGCACCCGTGATCTGCGAGGTGATTCCCTTGGATGTCACCGAAGGAGCATGGCTCGCCGGAGCAGGACCGACATCAAAGGCAATCTTGGAGTTACGCTGAGTCTCGTTGGGCTTGAGGTGGTTCAGGATCTCCATCTCGGAGATCAGCCTCAAGGTGAATGTACTGAAGTCATCTGCACGTTGCTTACTTGCTGAGACCACCAGGATGTTCTTGGTAGGGTCCAGCAGAAGCTGGTGACAGACGAATGCTGAAGTGATCCAAGACTTCCCGACACCTCGGAAGGCCATCACGCAACGACGCTTGGGACCGTTCTGAATATAGTCCGCAATGTCGTATTGGATCGGGGTGGGATCGGGAAGTCCGAGGTGATCCCACGCTAGAAACAGGAAGTTCCTGAAGTCTTGGATTCTTGGGTCAACTACCACGTTCTACACGCCCAGTACCGAGCTTTGGTCCGGGGTCCAGGGCTGTCACAGTTGTGACGGGATCGGAAGTTCTTCCGTCGGCCGGGCTCGTTCTTTCGGATCTTCATGTTGGGGTCACCGAACATAACCTTTACGACCTTATCTCCATCTTTCACGAAGACCTTGGACTTCTTTCGGCCATGTCCGGGCTCTCCCTTTGAGATTCTCATGGGCTTGTTGAGAGTTACCTTGCGGCCTTGATACTCAGCCATGAGTTCACCGATTCTTTCTAATCTTCAGTCTTCGCTTACCAGATGCCGTCAACGCATACCCAGAATACTTCTTGGGTCCAGTCTTCTGACGGGCCGCTGATTTCTTCTCGGCCTTTGTCATTCGTGACGCTACGGCCTTGGGACGACACGCAGGATAGGGTCTGCTGGAGTCTTTGGACGAGCTGCGTCCGCACTCCTCACCAGTCTTGATGTCACGCCAGTCTTCGTTGAACCACTTCTTGAGACCACCTTTGTAGGCCATCACTTACCTACTTTCTTCATCGCCTTCTTGTGAGCACTGGTGAATGATTCACCACGGATCATCAGGTCTCTCATCATTGACATATGAGAGGATGTGTGATGCTCAGAGTGCTTCTTGAGGGTAGAACTCTGACGCTTTGTTAGCTTCTTCTTCTTTTTCATCGATAACCTCCACCGCGTTTCTTGTAAGTCCGAACCAGCCACGCATTGGCGTAAGCTGACGGGTACACATCAAACTTCTTCTTCGCCTCGGACTTGACCCTGGAGTAGAGTTCAGGATTAGTCGGCACAGGCTTCTTCTTAATACGCATGCTTTTCTTAGCCATTTAAATCTCTTTAGGATGAGTTTGTAGACTTACCGGCCTGGTTGTTTGAAGAACCACCACCAGCAATCCCAGTGTTCCAAGAACCACCGCCTGAAGAGTTGCCTCCACCACCCATGTTCCCACCGTAAGGAACCGTGGTGTCACCGAAGGGTCCGGGATTGTCACTGGAGGATTGACTGTTCGATTCTTTGACACATGCCCAGCGTCCCCGGACTTTCTTGGCCTTGTAGCCCTTACCGCACTTCGGGGAGATTCTCATGGGGTTTTTCTTTTTCATGATTACCCTGCTTCTTCAATAGGAGCTTCCGGGTCAAACGGGAGAACCTTTGCGAGATTCATAAGAGGCTCGCTCTGGTGGACGTTGGCATCAATGCCGTTGTCCTTCAGGAACTGGCGAGCAACCGAAAGGTCACCCGAACCAGCTTCCCCGGACATGATACGATCCAACAGGATGGATGAGAGTGCCTCGTGAAGTTTTCCGAGTTCCTTCTTATCCATCAGTAAGTCTTCTTCTTCTTTTTCTTATTACCGATCTTAAGAGACGAAGAATTCATAGAACGCACACGTGACTTTACACGAGAACGGCGAGGGGTACGCGAACGCTTCCCAGCATCTCGTGAACCTGATCCAGGTGATGGACTAACAGGGCCCTTGGGCATGACGATATCCTTTCAAAGATTATCCACCGACGTGGACAGAAACAGTTCCTGAAGCTCCCGCAGCAGTAGTGATTACAGCGCGCATCTGAGGATACAGCTGGATGTCTTCTTGCTTGGTAACGGTATCCGATGAAATGTTCTTGGAAGTGCTTCCTACATCAGTAAAGTCCATGTTCGCATTCGTGCGTCCCTGGAGCTTGCAGGTGATGTTTCCACTGCCGCTGTAACCCGCGACCTTGTACATGACAAGCCCACGGTTTCCCTTGGGCATGTGGAAGTCGAAGACTTCACTGTTGGTGGTTGCACCGGCACTCTTGGCGACAGCATCAACCATGACTTTGACGATCATTAGGATGACTCCATTTTGAAGAATTGAATCAAGAAAGAAACAGCGGCTCCGACGACCGCAGCAGCACCGAGCATCCAACTCTTGGATTGCTCAAGTTGTCGGATTCGATGATCGAGGCGTTGTAGTTCCTCGTCGTGGACAGCCAAGGAGGTAATCAAAGAATCTACCTTTCCCTCAAGCCGCCCGAGGGCTAGGAGAAGTTCTTCGTTCATTAGGTATTATCCGATTTCGATGGCGATCATTTGGGAGTAAGCAGACGTTGGGTAGAAATAAAAACTTGTATTTGCATGGTTGGCCGAAACCGCTAAGTCGTATGTTGTCGCCCCCGTGTCTGGGGAATCAATCACATAGAACCACGTTGGTCTGATATACGAGTGAGCAGTACCTGAATAAGCACCGGTTAAAGCGTGACCGTGAGTATGCGAAGGGACATCAATAGAGTGGGTGTGGAATTCGTCTGCGCAGTCA